TACGGGGCAAGGTGAACACTTTTTTATTAGATTGTCTTATGCACTTTTTGTTCTTGGGATCGGATTTGCAACAGTTTTTCATTTAATTTTTTGCAACATTATTATTATTAGTAGTATACTGACCATTTGGTGCTTTGTTCACGGGGGTACCACTTCCAGTAACTTTTGCTCCAGTAATGTTATTTTTGTACACAGGTGCGCCACCCACAGTGGTTGACTTCGTCTTGGACCACCACCACTTGTTTTGTGGTTTTGTATTATTGTTCAAATACTTTTGGTTAAATTGTATGGTATTTTTAGGAACACTATGAGTGTTTCCTTGGTTATTGTACCTGAAAAACCCACCAAAAGGTCCCTTGAAGACTTTTACATAGTACCCACCATTATAAGGAACGGTTCCAACCACTTTACCACCCTTTGTCTTTTCAAACGTTCTTATAAACCGAATTTGAGTTTCAAGTGAACTGGTTCGCGCATAACTGCTCGACTTTCTTTCTCCACTCCGAGACTTGGTGTGAACTGGCATCATCATCATTTTTTTTAGTATAAATCCAGATTTTTTTTACGCACTACACATCAGACACCCCTCTGGGTTTTCACGCGAGCACGCAAGTTTCTGTTCCTCTGTGAGAGGAGGAGGAGTCCGTTGGACTCCGACTGGAACCGTCACCTGCTGCGGCTTTGCCTTTGGTCGTGTACGCAAATAGTACATACCCGTCTTGAGCCCCTTTTTCCAACCGTACAGGTGCATACTTGACAACTTTGCAACACTCGGGTCCTCCATGAAAATATTGAGAGACTGAGACTGGTCTATGAATGGACCACGGTCTGCTGCCATATCAATGAGGCTCTTTTGTGAAATTTCCCATACGGTTCTGTAAACCTGCTTGAGTTTGTCTGGAATACCCGGAATATTCTGAATAGAACCTCCATGTCGAACAATTTCCGTCTTCATATCTGATGACCACATACCCAAGGCTTCAAGGTCTTTGACCAAGTGCTTATTCACAACCACAAACTCGCCGGCCAGAGTTCGACGCAGGTAAATGTTGGTCGTGTAGGGCTCAAACGCTTCATTGTTTCCCATAATCTGAGCCGTTGAGGCGGTGGGCATCGGTGCAACCAGCAAAGAGTTTCGCAGACCCCACGTTGCAATTCTCTTTTTCAACTCATCTGAACTCCTCCACTTCTGACCCCACAAGTCTGGCTGCAAAAGTCCCATCGAGGCTGGAGATCCTCTATACGTTTCATATGGCCCCTCCTCCTTTGCAAGCTGGCACGACTCTTCAAGTGCTCCATAGTAAATAATCTCAAAAATCTCCTTGTTGAGATGTCGAGCTTGTGGTGAGTCAAAGGGCAGAGAGAGCATCATGAAAACATCTGCAAGACCTTGAACTCCGATACCGATAGGCCGGTGACGCATATTGCTCTTGCGACAAGACTCAGTGGGGTAAAAGTTGTTATCAATTACTCGGTTGAGGTTTCGCGTAATGACTCGAACCACGTTGTGCAACTTCATAGAGTCAAACTCTCCATTCTTGACAAATGCAGGAAGACATATACTCGCCAAATTACACACGGCTGTCTCGTCGGGCGTGGACACCTCCATAATCTCCGTACACAGGTTTGACGACTTGATAGTTCCGATGTGTTTCTGGTTCGACTTGCGGTTCACTGCATCCTTGTAACACATGTATGGGGTTCCTGTCTCGACTTGACTCTTGAGGATTTTGTCCCAAATTTCCCGGGCTCGAACCTTACGTTTGTAGCGACCCTGAGCTACATACGTGTTGTATATTTCATTGAACTCTTCACCGTACACATCTTGGAGATTCGGGCTTTCATTCGGGCACATGAGGTACCAGTCTCCATCCTCTTCCACCTTTTGCATAAACAAGTCGGGTACCCACAAGCCGGTGAACAGGTCACGGCACCGACTTTCCTCGTCTCCTTGGTTCAGACGCAGGTCGAGAAACTCAATAATGTCGGCGTGCCACGGCTCAAGGTACACTGCAAAAGACCCCTTGCGCTTCCCACCACCCTGGTTCACGTAGCGAGCCGTGTTGTTGAACACTCGGAGCATAGGGATGATGCCATCTGAAACTCCATTTGTTCCTTTGATAGGTGTACCGTTTGCACGTATGTTACTGATGTGCATACCGATACCCCCAGACCATTTGGAAATCTGGGCACACTCTTTGACCGTATCGTAAATGCCTTCGATAGAATCATCCTTCATAGCAACCAAGAAACAGCTTGACATCTGAGGTCGCTTTGTTCCGGCGTTGAACAGGGTTGGTGTTGCGTGCGTAAAATACTTTTGTGACATGAGGTGATATGTTTCTTTGACACGGGGAGTATCATCACCGTGAATGGCAAGTGCTACACGCATAAGCATGTACTGGGGTGTCTCTCCAGGTAAAAGATAACCCTTTTGAAGTGTTTTAATTCCAAAGTACCCAAAGTCATAGTCTCTTTTTTGTTCAATAACTTCATCGAGTTCAACTTTTACACAATTCTCACTTACAATACCTTTTACGTGAAGAATATTCATTGCATCACTGAAAGTCTTTGGGCAATTCTTTTGAATGTTTGAAACAATAATACGAGTTGCTAAAATTTCATAATCTGGGTGTTCTGTAATCATACCAATTGCTACTTCAGCGCTCAGGTTATCAATTTCGGATGTTGAAATACCGTCATACATGGATGAAAACACCTTTTGAGCCACCTTATCTGGTTGAACATTTAAAACTTCAAATTCTGGAGCCATATTGAGTTTACAAATTCGACTTGTTACTTTGTCAAAGAGCATTTCAGCTTCGCTCCCCGAACGCTTTATAACCTTCATTGTAAAATACACGTTTAATTTTTTTATGTGCCCATTTCAATGGAGACATATGATCGCAAACCAGTACGTCTCAGTACCCCTACCCCCTTGGGCGACGCCTTCTTTTCAGACTTTAATCGTGAGAGCATTCATGCGTCTATAATATCCTATACCAAGTCAAAGACGGGTATAGAGATTTCCAAGCAGAGGGATGACGACTTGGAAACTCTCATGCGCACCGTGTACACTGACTTGGTCAGAGATCCAATGACAAATGTCCGTCAGCAAGTGTCAACTATGAATAATGAAGTTGTAAAGAGAGCATTTTCTCAGATTTCAACCGGTTTGCTCCAACAAGCCGTGTACCTCCGTGACATTAGCTCAAACCCTGTGCCCATGTCTGCTCCTGTCAGTACGAGTACATACGGAAATAAAATTCCATCCAATTTTAAGTTTGGTATATACTAGATGGCACAAATACATGCAATTTTTCCGACATTAATTTCAATTGAAAATTTAGAAGAGTTTAAAAGTGAACATCAAAAAATGTATAAAAAAATACTTGAATGGAAAGAGAAATATCCTTCAAAGCGTAAATGGAACTGTTACACAACTATAGGACATGAACTTGAAAGTAAAGATTCTTTATTTCAGAGACTTATACAAGTATGTACTGAAAAAGTTCAAAATTTTGCAAAAGAAATTGATGTTTCGAAAAACATTACTCTTTATAGTATATGGTCGAATATAAACGGCCCCGGGCATTCACAAGAGTTTCATACACATCCAGAGAGTGTGTTTAGCGCCGTATACTATATAAAAGTAAACGAAGATAGTGGAAATGTACAATTTTTAAAACCATCCGAAATGTTTGGAAAATGTACACTTGGAAATTTGAAAACACGTCAGTTGTATCAACCACATGAAGGTGATTTTGTGATTTTTACGTCAGATACACCTCATAGAGTTCTTTTAAACAGATCAAATGAAGACCGTGTGAGTTTAGCTATGAATTTTAATATAAAATAAGTAAAAGAATGAGTATAGAAATAATTGACAATCTTTTAGATGAACCTGACGAAATTCTACAAATGTGTAAAACGTCATTTTACAAATGGGGAGAACGTGATACAATTGATAAACCAAGAACTGGAATGGTTTGTAATCTAACACCCGAATGTCCAAAAGTTTCAAAAATACTAAAGAAAATATTTGAACTTAAACCTGAATTTAAAAGTAAAAAATTGATGAGAATTTATATCAATTGTTTCGCTCCATCAGAACAACCTTATTTTCATATAGATAGTGAAAATGGAACAACTATGTTATATTATGCAACTGACATTTACGATCCAGATGAAAATGGGGAAACTCAATTTTTAGGAAAAGATGATATGATTTACGGAATTTTACCAAAACCGAATAGACTTGTTATATTTGATGCAAACTTAAAACACAGGGCGACTTCTTTTCGAACAAAACACCGTTTTACAATTGCAATTAAATTTAGATGAGTATAGTAATGGCTGAACTCAGTCAAGTTCTTATGATTTGTTTTGCTTCGTGTGCGTTACAGTGCATCGTAACCTGTTTCGGAGGCATAGCTTCAAACTCAACACCAAACAAAGATACTAAAAACATCTTGAACTCATGTACAAGTTGTATTAATTGTATAATTTGCATCGTGGCAATTTATTTTATGTTCAAGTAGTAGATATGAGAGCTCTTGATGATATCATTATAGGTTTTTTCATTTTTTTTGCCATTGAGAGAGCTATTCGCCTCTTCAGCAATGCCGTCATCGAGCCTTGGGCCGAAAAAAGGACAGAAAATGAAAATGTAGTAGAAAACTGGAAACTTGGAACAGAACTTGTATGTCTCGTGTTTGTAACCTACCTCGTGTTCAAATACAGAAAGGTGCTTCAAGTGTTGGACAACAGATAGAGAAACTCACCGTTGTTTATGTAATGAATAAATACCGTGATGAAACTGCGGTCATGTGCAAGCAGAAGGGGTGGGACAAGGCGCACGTAAGTGTGGTATGGATGTTGCTCAACGAGGAGATGGGTGAACTCGCATCGAGTATTCGTCAGAACCAGAAGATTTACAAAAAGACGGGACTCAAGAAGGACAAAGGACAAGATATTACAACTGAGATGGGTGACGTATTTAGTTATCTTTTTCAACTTGCACACATGCTGAATATTGACCTCGACCAAATGTGGGAACAACACAGGCAAAAGATTAAAACGAAAGTGTACAAAGAAAATGTAAGTACTTAATAATAGATGGCATCAGCCTTGATGATTGATGATCGTCTCCAAATTGATGGGTTCAACCCAACAACTTGGACGGGCGACTTTGGTATAAATAAAGATGGCTTTCCCAAAAACCTGTGGATGGATGGGTCATATACAACTGGTATAAATGAAACACCAATGGAGACAAACGAATCATTTGTACAGAACAGCACGGATCTGGCGGGAAATACTTACCTCAAAACAGCAGCACCAAGCGTCGCCCCATACAACCCTTTTCCAGCACGCAAGTTTGAGTACTCTGACGGGCGCATCACATGGCGTCGCCCCCAGTTGCCATGGTGCTGGGAAAAAGGCACACAAGATTCAGGACCTTCAAAAGAAACCAACATTGTTGTGCTTCTTTTGATTGCCGTTATCATCATGTATCTTGTCAGTCGTTTAAAGATTAAATTTTAACAAGTTTTGGAGCTTCGACCTTTGTAAGTTTTTTGGCAAGTTCTTCACGTGCAGCCAGCACACGTGTTTTCAACATGGGGCATGCGTGCGCCTCAGATTGAATACACCCGGCGCAACACTCCATGTTGCAATCCTTGCACTTTAGGAAACGGTTTCGGTGTTTGCACCCAGGAGCCTTGGCGGTCTCCATCCTCCCTAATAGTACAAAAGATTTCCTCCTTAACTGGGAGGCTGGGCTCTTCATCTCGAATTTCACACAGACCTTCAATACGTGCTTTGAGAACTCGGTTCCACGCATCTTGCATGAGGGGAAGGTTCACCCTGAACCAGTCCCTGTCTCTTTTTACCCGAACAATAACAAATTCAGGCTCTGACTTTTCATCCTTTGCTGGACGGTACTGAACAAAGTCACACTCCTCAAGGTCTGTAATCTCAAGTTGAAGTTGAACCTGTGGCCAATAGTGCTTCGGTATCTTTGCTTCAATTTTTCGTGACAAAGGACACTTTATTTCAACTAAAAGACCATCCTCCGTGATGCCATCAGGGGAAGCCCCGAGCCACGGATAGTCACGATGTTGAACAAGACCAATTTCGTGTGTTTTTCTCCCTGTTTTTTGGTCGTACATATCACGTACGAAAGGCTCTAAAAGAGTTCCGTGTGCAGTTGCTGCATTTCCGGCCCATTTTGTTCGAAGAACCTTCTTTTTTATAAATGATTCTACACTTTCATAATGATTTTCACCAATTGCGCTCGCAATATCACTCGCCGTGATCATATTCTCACGCAAATCTAACCATTCCTGAGATCTTTGTTCTGCATACTCAGCCGCAAGGAGTTCCTGTATCCGTTTTTCCATTGTTCACTGGTATTTTCTTATTTTTAAAACGAGGGTCCGTCTTAAGTACAATTTCGGCCGCATTTTGCTCTGCTTGTTTTTTGGTTGATGCAAATCCGGCTCCGCACTCCATTCCATCCACAACAACTGTAATGAAAAACTGGCCATTCGTTTGACCACTGAGCTTGTACTCTGGAAGGGGATACTTGAGTGCTTGACACCACCGCATCAACTGATCCTTGTAGTTGTCATCATCAAGAGACACCTGAACCTTTGAAAATGTGTCAAGGACAAAGTTCTTTGCATGAACCATTCCGAGGTCAAGATATATAGCACCAACGAGCGCCTCAAAAACATCCTCCATGATGTGCTCGTTTGTATTCCATTCGTTTCGCTCACCCTTTTCATCCATCAGAATGAGTTTATCTAGACCAAGAACTTTGGAAATTTCACATAAAGTTTTTCCCCGAACCATTTTTGTCCGAGCCTTGGTCAGAAAACCCTCTTGTTCTTTTTCGTGCAAATCAAAAAGATGCTTCGTAATTATAAACCCAAGTACAGAATCCCCCATAAATTCAAGGGTTTCATATGAACCCTTGAGACCCGAGTACCGCTTCAACGCACTTTTGTGAGTGAAAGCCCGTTGATACAGTTCAGTATTTTTAATTTTTGTTCCGACAATAGTATTCAGTGTTTCCACTGAAAGCTTTGGTGGATCCATTTTATGTTATATTACACACAAGGTTTCTTTTTAAGTCTTCATTTAAGCAGTTGCGGTTGGCTTTGCGACCTTTGGGCGAACCTTCTTCTCCTTTGGGGGCTCGGCGGTCTCCACGGGTGCTGGTGCGGGGGCGGGCGTCTCGGTCACCTTCTTGGCACGGGGCTTCTTCTCGGTCACGGGCTTCTCCTCCTTGATGTAGTGCTTGCTCAGGTAGTGCTGCAGGTTCAGGAAAGTCAGCTGCACATTCTCGGGCACCTCCAAAAGTGTCTTGAGCTTGTCATCCATGTTAATCTTCTGGCCATTCTTCAGACCATTTGCCTCGAAGTACTTGTTCATAAAGTTGGACACCTGAGAGCGAGAGATCATCTCACCCTCCTGCAGGCCAACAAAGACACGCAGGGCGTCTGTGACCTTCTGTGGCTTGTTGAAACCATTGTTCTTCACACGAGCCTCCTGCTTCTCACCGGTTGGGTCCTCAATAAACTGACGAATCTTGCGAACCTCCTTGCGAGTCGCCTTCAGCTCCTTCATAATCTCATCGAGAGTCACGGGAACGGGGGTGGTGGTAGCCATTTGATATACCTAGGAACTCATCCTTTAAGTGCCATTAGGGCCAGTAGAACCAAAACCAAAAACACGAATCCGAACAAAAAGAGTTGCCAGACCTTCTGGTCAGGGGCTTGTGGGTTTAAAAATGGAGCAGCTCCTTTAGTGTCTGTAGGTTCATCACTTTGAGGTAAATTTACATTGAAACCAGGGGGAACTGCACCATCCCCAGATGGGCGAAATTCCTGATTAAATTGAGGCATCACTCCGATATTTGAACATGCTGGTGTGCAGCACCCGAGATCACATGGATACACGAGACCGTTTTGTTTGTTTATGTACCCGCAAATCATGGCTGTAATATCCATAGGGTCAGTCATACACATACATCCTGCATTTACAAATTCTGAACTACACAATGCGCTCATCTTATATTAAAGAATATTTTTGTTTATAGTACAATGGAGTACGGGAACCCACAGAAGCTTCCAGACGGACGTTACTTTTTGAAAATTCAGGGGGCTCGTCACCAGGTGAATGGGGTAACTCTTCAAGACGCACTGACATCAAAGGCTGTAAACTTCAAGGTTGACGATTCTAATTTGTTTGCTAGTATTGACACTCAGATCCTGTCCCAGGCAAAGGAGTCTCGTGTTGCGTGGTTTGGAAAGGAACTCAGTGATGAGACTATTACAAACGCCTTCCAGGAGAGCGTTACTGACGGAATTCTCGGAACAAGTCTTGCGACAATCAAGGGTCAGGTGGTGACGGTTGCGTATGACACAAAGAAAACCCCTGTTGAACTTGCAGATGTTCCAGTCGACTCCAAGTGTGATGTGGTTCTTGAGCTTTCAGGTTTGTGGTTCCTGAAAAAGTCATTCGGTCCCATCTGGCGTGTGCTCCAAGTGCGTGTGCGTAACACGTCACCCTCAGTGAGCATCCCCAAGGAGTACCTGTTCACAGATGAGCCCGAGGAGGAGGATGACCCAGCCGATTACCTCGACTAGCTCCAAAAAAATATCATCAACTTATAATAAATGAATCGCAAAGGCCTGGCAATCTTAGTTTTGGCGGCGGTGATTTTGCTGGTTCTGTTTTCTCCCGCCCGTGCCAACTTTGGAACAGGCAGTTCAGTTCCAGCCGTTCAGGGTGCTAACCTAGGAAACACTCTGTTTGTCGCTTCAAGTGCCAGGGCAGTTCAGTCCAGCGGAGAGGGTGAGGGTTCCGCCGTGTTACAGGGGTCCGGTGATGTTTCCTATGCTCCATACATGGGCGGTTCCGACTTTGGTGGCAGCACCGTCAGCTCTGCAAGCCTGATCCCCAAGGAGGTTGTTGGAACCGAGGACTTTGGTCAGTTCAGCCCAGAC